TTCTCTGCGACTGACCGCCAATCGGAACTGATGGTGGAGCCGAACCGCTGGGCGAGGTAAGTCGCAACGGCGTAGGTGTTGGAGTCAACGTAGGAGTTGTTTCCGAGCTGCTTGAAGTCGGCGGGTGGGCCGGTGTAGTTGAAGTTGCCCGCTCCCGCTGCCGCTGCCGCAAGCCGCTCCTTCCTCTTGTTGTATATCTGCTTCGCGCTACTGTGGATGCCCCCGATTGCTTTGTTGGCTAGACCTCTGGCGCTCGTTGAACCGCCCGCGATTGTTGGCTCTACTATCCCGCCACCCGCGAAGTGGGGCCGCTGGCTGCGGAGGACTGAAGACTCAGACATGCCAGCCGCCATCTTCGCCTGACCGTCGAAGGTGAAGACCTTTGCTCCCACCGGGAGGTCCATGTGAACTGAGTCCCGCGCCTGCTTCTGGCCGGGGACGATCATGGCCTTGCCGTTGTGGGAGATCATCTCGCCGGGGGATACTGCCGCCGGAACCAGCCCGCCGCGAGCGAATGATGCGAGCTGTCGAAGGACGCCACCCTTGCGCCGCGACTGCCTCGGTGCGCCGCCGTTGTCTAGCGCTGACATCTTGGCCTGGAAGTCTTCCCACATCGCCGAGGTGGCCTCCCGCTGGACCGGTGGCATCGCCCGCATGTTGACGTTGATGCCCCTCCTACGTGCGGCGACCGCGTTGGCGTAGCCCTCAATAGCGCCCTGTGCCCTGCCGAAGCTTGCTCTGGACACCGGGCCGATGTCTCTGAGCGGCGGCAGCACGTCCCTCAGTCCCTCGCGGAACTGGTTGATCGGTGCCCTCAACCTCGGCAACTGCCCAGCCATCGTCGCCACACGGCCACTCATGTCCCTCAACGACTTGGCGAACTGGGGGCCGACCGTTCGGACTGATTCGTCTAGCGTTTTGTTCAGTCGTTTCTGCGCCGCGTTTCGCTTACGGGTCTTGTCGGTAAGGTCTTCCTCAATCTCGCGCAGCCGCTGGGAGTCGCCGTTCGCTTTCCATTCCGCATTGCGCTTGCGGGAAAGTACGCCGATGGTCCGGTTGAGAACGCTGATACGGGACTTCTCCCCTACCGCCGACTCACGAAGCCGAGTCGCTGCGATTTGTCGAGCGACCCCTTCAAGCTGCTCGGCCTTACGCGCTCGCTCGGTAAGGCGGATGGTTTTGCGCTTCGCTCGCTGAAGCTCAATCTCGCCAGCGATAACCGGGTCGCTGCCGGCACCGTGCTTCTTTCGCGCTTCACGCAAGTTCGATTCGGCGCGGGCTTCGGCTTTGGTTGCCGCCATTGCCCGCCCGCGGGCCCTTGCCGTCACTGTGGTGGCGCGGGCCAGTTCGGCTAGTGCGCTGGATGTGCGCTTCGCCATCTGCTGAACCCTGTTCTCATCGCCACCGCCAGTGATCATTTCCACCAGCGATTTCCCTACGCTGAACATCCTGAACAGGGGCGTAATTGCCCTCGTCATTACGCCGAAGGACTTGGAGAACGCCTCGCCCAATATCCCGATGGCTTCCGTTCCAGACGGACCGGCGAGCCATGCCGAGACGCTACCAGCGAAGTCGAAGACGGCGGAGCTGGCGGGGCCGACCGCGACCCTGATCTTGTTCCAGACCACCGCCATGTTCTCGGAGAAGTCGTTGGTATCGCGGGCGGTCTTTTCGATGGTGTCGCTGCCCTGGTTGAACTGCTTGATGAACGCGTCGAGGTTGAAGCGACCCTGCTTGATAGCTTCGGCCATGTCCGCACCGGCCCGCTTGCCGAACACGTCCATCGCCAGGTTCATCTTCTGGAGGCCGGTCAGGTTGCTACCGCTGGATAGCAGGTCCATGATCTGCCGCAGACCCTTCGCGGGGTTGCCGACCGCTACACCTAGCGTCTTCAGGCTCTTGGAAAGGTCGTCGGTCGGGTCCGCAAGGTTGCCGATGGCGAGCTTGAGGCCCGGAACCATCGTCTGCATGTTGACACCGGCCCGCTCAAAGTTGGCGAACATGGCAGCGGCCTCGCCCATGCTCCAGCCGAGGGTACGGAGCGGGGAGCCGAACTTCTGCATGTTGTCGGCGATCTCTGCGACGGACGCGCCTGACTTCTGACCGAGGCGGAACAGGCCGTTCAGCGCGTTGGTCTGCCTGCGCACCGGAACCTCCCAGTCCACGAAGGCGCGGGCGACGGCCTTGATGTTGCCCTCTAGGTCTGTCTCGGTGATCCGCGACAGGTTGAGCATGTCCCGCGCCATGATCCTGAGCGGCTTTTGGGTGAGCCCGAGCCGGGTGTTCAGGTCCGCGATGGCGGTGCCGGTCTGCTTGAAGTCGTCTGGAACCTGCTTCGCTACGGAGCGGAAGTCCCGCTTGAGCATCTCGAGCTGCTTGCCCGTGGCCCCGGTGCCGGTGCGGATTGTGTCGTAGGCGGTGTCGAGTTCCTTGCCTACGTCGTAGAGCTGCTTCCCGGCGACCACGGCAGCCGCGCCGAGCGCAGCGAAACCACCAGCGGCGGCAAGGCCGCCCTTGCCGAACTTGCTCATCGCCCCGGAGGTACCGGTAGCGGTCGCAGCGGTCTTCTTGAGCCTGGCGTCGAGGGCCGTCAGTTGAGCCTGAGCGGTACCGGTCTGGGCGTTGACAAGGATATTGAGTACGGCTGCTGTGGAAGCTATGTGGACCACACCCTTTCGTTTGTCATTCCGGTTACAAAAAACAGGCGCACCTTGCTAGCGATGCGCCTGTCTTTCCTGCTCGGCTCGTTGGTGCCTCGCCCGTTCGGTAAAGAACGCGGGCCAGATCACGGTTAGTTCGTAGTTACTCATCCTGCTACCGATCTCACTGATCGGCATCTTCAGTTCAAGCGCCAGCTCCGCTAGAAACAGCGGGTCCGCCATTGACGCTGGAAGCGGCATCAGGTTCAGTTGCCCCAGTGTGTCCCTCTCCCTCCAGGCCAGCCTGAAACTTGGCGGACTCAGTCTCGATCGCCTCCTTATCAACGCCGGAGAGTTCGTCAATCTTCTCGACCACCTTGTGGAAGGCGGGACCGAACTTCTCGGCGATCTGCTTGACCTCGGCGGCGTTGAACTTCGGCTCGATGACACCGTGCTCGAACTGGAGCCGGGACATGACCGCTACGTCCACCGTGGCGCTCTGATCCCCACGCGCTCCGGTGACCATCTTCAGCGCCTTGCTCTGCGCCTCGTTGCTGAACTGGGCAGGGAGGGCTCGGACCTTGACGCTCTCGCCCTTGACCGGTACATCTTCCACGATGCCTTCGGCCAGGTCGGACGGACCTTCAAGCCATGCTGCTTTGGTGCTGGTACTCATGGTGACTCCTTCTGGTTGGTGACTGAAAGACGGGTGGGGCCGAGGCGGTTAGCCCCGGCCCCGGTATTTGTCTAGCTCGTACCTCTGGTGATCCCGGCAGTTCCCGCATTTCTGTAGGTCAGCTCGGTTGTGTTGGCCTCGCCAACAGCGCCGGCCAGCGACGGGTTGCTGAACAACCGAGCGGTCATCGTGTAGACGATGGTTCCGGCGGCGTTCGGCCACACCTTCACGCCGAACGTGCCGCCCGAAGCGAACAGCGGCTGATGGGTTGCGGCGACGGAGCCCGCGTCGTGGTCGTTGAAGTACGTCGCCGAGATGGTGGCGTCCTTCAGACCCTGCGCGATCTCACGAAAGCCTGCGGTGGAGAAGGCGGTGAAGTCGATCTCCTCGGCAGACTGGTCGATGGTCACGCTTGAGCAGTTGGCAGTCAGATCCACCGCGTTCACGGTGATCCGTACGTTTGTAAGCACTTCCTTTGGCACTTGAATCAACTCCTTTTGTTCGATTGCTGGGGTTGCGCGGGAGCGCTCGGAGGTGCGCGAACGCGCCCCCCGCTATCGGTGGCTGGAGTGATGGCTGGGTAAGTTCAGGGTGCGGTCAGTACGACCGCGAAGCTCGCGCCGTGGTGGCGGTAGGACTGGTCGCCCACGGCCTCCAGGTACTCCACGTCGCCCACATGCGTGAGGTCGGCGAGGGTCTTGCCGATGACGGTCATCGTGCCGCCGTCGAGCGCCGTGTCTATGGCACCAGCGATGGCGTCCACGGTGTTGGACGTGGTGCTGCGGTCCACCGCCTTGACCATCCACACCTCGCGGTTGAAGGCGTTGGGTGTCTGGAAGGCGCGGGTCTTGGTTCCGGCAGACTTGGAGAAGATCACCAGCGGGTAGTCCGCGTCGGGTGGGGCCTGCTCGTGGTAGATCCGCCCGGCGGTCGGGGTGTTCACGCCGCTGGTCGCGGTGAGCTTCGTGTAGAGGGCTTGTCTGACGGCGAGGCTCACATGTCACCCAGCGCGTTCTCTACGGCCTTCAGCGTCGGCTCACGTCCTTCTTCGAGCGCCGGGACCATGAAGGGACGGGGCGGCTCGTTGTGGACTGAGCCGTATTCGACCATGAAGGCGTAGGGTGCGCCGTCTGAGCGGCCACGTACCGGGCGGGCGCGGGCGTCGGCCATGATCCGGTATCCGACGAAGCCCGGCTCGTTGGCGTCTATGACCTCGATGGAGTCGCGGAGGTTGCCGGTAAGGACCGGGGCCTTCGACCGGGCCGAGGTAGCAATCTCCTCGGCTTGGTCTTTCAGCACGTCCTTCACCTCGTCGGAGATGCCGGAGGCGATGTTGCCAAGTTCAGACTTGAGCGTCACCATCAGGTCACCTCCTTCGCTTCGACGCGCATGCTGACCGGCCAGGAGCGCGGTTCACGCAGGCTGGTCACTGAGTAGTCGCGGCTGCCGAGGGTTATCAGCGAATCGTCTGCGACCGCTGTGTCATACGGGAAGGTCAGGACGTACTCGGTGTCGGGGTGGATCTTCTCGCCCTGTACCCGTTCGCCGGCTGCTGCCACCGGAGCAATGCGGCAGTCCACCGTTCCAGAGGCCACGTAGGTCGTCGTGCCGCCGCCGCCGCCGTCTGACACCCATGCGCGGGTCTTGATGACCGCGGAGTCGGGCAGGGAAGCGTCGAGGGTCGCCCGCATGGCGGTCAGTTCAGGAGTGGTCAGCACTCTTGGTCGCCTTGTCTACGGCCTTCGGCTCATCGACTACCGTGATGCCACCGATGGCGATCAGGAACGCCTCGCGGGCGTGGGGGATATTGCCCTCGAAGGTTTCGCCGGGCTGATGGTTGAGAATTGGCTGGGTGCCGGTTACTTTGTAGCGAGGCATGCGGACTCCATCCATTCGAGGGTCAGGGGGACGCCTTCTTCAAGCGTCACATGCGGATCGTGGCCGAGGTACTTCCGGGCCTTCGTGTTGTTTGGCCGCTTGGACTTGATGTTGTGAACGTCCTCGGGCATGTAGCTCACGAGGTCTGAGCTTGCGCCCGTCTCGT